GGCGATGAAGGCGGGCGAGCCGATGCCCAGCGTGCCCAGCGCCGACATCAGGCCCATCGTGGACAACCGCCCGCCCTGCATGGCGAACCCGAGCGACTGGACGCCACCCGCGACCCGCACCATCGCGTTCTGGGTGCGGAGCGCCTGCCCTTCCACCGTCCGCAACGCCGTGCTCATCGTCGCCGCCTGCGTGGCGAAATAACGTTCCTCCTCGGCGCTCAGTCGGGTGGCGTTGGCGAACGACTGGAGGTCGGCCCGCGTGGTCCGCAGCGCATCACGGTACTGTGTGACCGTCAGCGCCCCACGCTGGAACTGGGTCCGCAACTGGTTGAAATTGTCTACCAGGCGGTCGCCCGTCAGCACCGTCCCGGCCGCCGCCTGCCGCACTTGGCTGAACGCCTGCGTGGCTTCGCGGGCGCCTTTCACGACGCCCGACGAGTCCAGTACGAGGCCAACTTTGATCAACTCAGCCATGCGCGTGCCTCGCCGCCTTGCGGCGTGATTCCTCAATCTCGAAATGGGCCGCCCACAGAATCAACTCCGCGTGCGGCATCGCATCGACTTCGCCTAACGTCTTGTGCAGTTCCGCCGCTAGGCTGAGACGGAACCCGAGGGAGGGTCCGCGCGGATCTCCCGCTTGGCCTCCGCCACCGCCGCCTCGCCGCTCGAGAGGTTCGTCCACATCTGCCCGACGATGCCCGCGATCACGTTCGCCGCGATCTCCGCCTTCAGCACCGGCAGGTCACCGAACGAGAACAGCTTGCCGCCCGCCTCATCTTCCGCCTTCAGCACCAGCAGCGTCAGCGACCAGTCCTCATCCGACTTCGGGTCGCGGCTTCGCAGCATCTCCAGGTCGGCCGTCGTGACCGGGCTGAACCAGATGTCCAGGTCGGCCGCGTCCACGCGCACCATGCGCTTGGGCTGACGCGCCGCCCGCAGCTTGTCGATCGCACTCGTTGCCACTCGCCCTCCGGGCGTGATGGGGGCCTCTGGCCCCCGGAACTAGGTCACGGCGAGCGCGCCGTCACCCACGAAATCGAAGCTCACATGGACCTTGCCGGACACCGGGTTGCTGACCTTGAACCCCGTGATGATGGCGATCCCCGTGAACGTCTTGCCGGCGGCCACCATGACCAGCGTGACCGCGGTCTGCGTCGGGCTGGCTGTGGCGATGGCCGTGGCCATCTGCATCTGCCCGGTCAGGTGGTCGTAGGCGCCTTCGCAGGAACCCGCCCACGACGCCTGCCCGCCCCGGTTGCCCTTCCACTTGTCGCCCAGGTACGAATCGTCCTGTACGTCGTGGCTGATGTTGATCTCGAACGACGAGATATTCGCCACCGCCGAGACGTAGGTGATCGTGCCATCGAACCCATCGTAGGTTGCCATGGTATCCTCTGCCGGTTAGGTGATGACGAGGGCGCCATCGCCCACGAAGTCGAAGCTGACGTGAACCTTGGCGCTGACGGGGTTCGACACCTTGAACCCGGTGACGATCGCGGTCCCGGTGAACGTCTTGCCGGCCGACAGCAGCACCAGCGTCAGGCCCGTTTGCAGCGGGCTGGCGATGGCCACTGTGGTCGCCATGGCCGCCTGACCCGTCAGGTGCTCGTAGGCGCCTTCGCAACTGCCGGCCCAACTGGCTTGGCCGCCCCGGTTGCCCTTCCACTTGTCGCCGAGGTACGAATCGTCTTGCACATCGTGCGCGACGTTGATTTCGAAGCTCGAGATGTTGGCGGTGACGGAGGTGTTGTAGGTCACCGTGCCGTCGAATCCATCGTATACGGCCATCGTCTGCTCCTAGTTGGGTATCGTTTCCCAGACTTCGAACGGCACCTTGACCCGGACGATGGTAACCCCGTCCACGATCTGCACCGGCCCCGGCCCCGAAGGCGCATAGCACGTTAGCGACATACTGGCCGGCACCGACAATTGAGCCCGCACGAACAAGTCCCGTATCACATCGACCACCGTATACAGGCCGCCCAGCCCTTGCCCTGCCCGCCGGCAGATGTCCATGGTCATCATGCCCAGCAACCTCCCCTGCCGCGTCGTACTGGCCCCCACGCTGCGCCCCTCGCCCTGCGTCCAGCCAATCGGTTGCGCTACCACCCAGCAGGCCGTCACCGTCGTCGGCACCGTGAACGGGCGATTCGGCCACGCCACGGTCGTCGGCACGCCAAGCGTAAGCGCGGTGATGAGAACATCGTTGTGCCGCCAGCCCGCCGATCCGCTCAAAGCCGCATCAGAAAACAGACCGATACGATGGCCGTTCGTCGTCATGTCCTGGGTGACGGTGGCAACCGCCGTGATGGCACCTACGGTAATCGTAACCGTTGGGTGATTGTACGTTAGCGCAACGGCCTTTTCTTCCTCGGGCGAGGATGTCCACGACAATGCCGCCAAGGTCGGCAACGAGACATCGTCCACCTTGGTGCCGTTGACAAACGTGTAGAGCCGCGTGTCCACGGTACTCGCCGTCATCCGCTGAAACGTCAGGATGAGTCCGTCAATGACGGTGTTTGCCAGGGCACCATTGTTGTGCAACAGGTAGCCGGTTTCGCCCGACCCATCCACGCCCGCACGGTGTAATGTGGCATTCAGACGGATGCCGGCGGTTCCACTCGTCAGGTCGTTGGTTGTCCGGGCGATCGAACCGAATCCGCCCGAAGCGTTGGCCCGGTAGGTGCGCTGCTGTGACGCACCACCCTCCACCTGCCAAGTGTTGCTCACCCCACCGTATTCCCATCGGGTGATTCCCGGCGACACCGGAGGGGTGTACGTCGGCACGAAATCCGCGAGCGCAACATCGACGCCGACGTTGTTGAACGTGTCCTCGCCGCGCCGGGTTTCCAGCACGCTCGAGCTCAGTCGTGTCTCGATCGCCTTCCGAGCTTCTTCGGTAACCAGGGTCATGTGCCCACCGCCATGAAGGGCGCACTGACGACCAGGTGGACTAATCCCTCGCGGCTGCCGATGCTCTGCGGCCCCGTGGGCACCCCGAACGTCGCCCCCGTGACCTTCAACTGGTTCAGCATTTGCCGCGCATACTCGCCCAGCGTGGTGGCGTTGCCCGCGCCCACGCTTTGCAGGTCGAAGATCGAACAGTCCACGACGCCCGGCACCCGGTTCAGCCCGTCCAGCGTGTACGGCGTGGCCTCGCCCCACAGCAGCGTGACGCGCAGCCAGCCGCCGGAAGCCGGGGCCGTGAACGGCCGGTCGGCCCATTGGATCGTGGTCCGCGTCGCCCAGGTGGACGACACCGAGGACTCGATCGCCGCGCGCACGGACTGGAGGTCGGACGCCACGCTACCGCTCCCGCCATCCGAGCAGCACCTGCCACTGGGCCGCCGTGGTCTGCGAGGGATGCCACAGGTTGATGACGATGGTCTGGCCGGGGCCGGCGATGACGGGCGGCATGTTCTCCACCGCGTAGGCGATCGCGGTGCTGCCGGCGATCATCCCGCCCAGCGGGAAGCTGTCGCCGCCGAACGTCACGGTGTAGATGTCGCCCACGACCGGGATCACGGAACGCAGCACGGCGTCCGCGACGATGGTGCGGATGCTGCCGCCTTCGGCGTTGGCCAGCAGCGCACCCGCCTTGACCGTGACACCGCTGGTCACGCTGGAATCGCCGTTCACGTTCACCGTGGCCAGCGTGCCACCGCCCGAGCTGTAGCGGGTCGCGGGGTCCACGGCCACCGAGATCCGGGTGGCCGTGCCCGCCACTCCGGCCACGGTACAGCGCAGCCGCATGAAATCGAGATAGCATCGCTTGCCCACGCCCAAGGTCACGTCGGCGCTGTTGGCCATCGTGATCAGGGGCCGGGTCGGCTCGAACGTGGCCAGCATCGTCACGTTGCACGTCACGGCCGCCGTCGTCGCGGTCGAGGCGATGAAGTACTGGCCTTCGTTCGCGGCGCCCATGCGTTCCGGCGCCATCGGGATCACCTGGAGAAATCCGTTTTTGCTGTCGCCGGTCATCGCACTCAATACGGTGGACATGTCAGCTACTCCCTAGTTCAGAGGGCACGTTGGCGTTCCAGTTCCGTCACGATCGCGTCGGCCAGCGGCTCGAGCTGCGCCGCGGCCAGCCGCACCCATCCCGCCGGCGCCTGCGCGCTGTAGCCGCCCACGGACTTGATAACATAGGACTTGGTGATGCGATTCCACGACCCCTTCTGGACCGGCACCGGGTAGCCGCCATACTCCAGCACCTCGGCATAGGGCGTGTGGTTCGTCAGGTACAGGTCGCGACCCCCGAACGGCACGTCGGGGATGGGCGGGACCGGGCCGTGGGGATTGGCGCGCGACTCGCTGAACAGGCTATCGTCGCTGCCGACCCCGAAGTTCCAGTTGCCCCGCGCGACGCCCGGCGTGTCGGTGTAGGCCGGCGTGTCCACGGGCGTGTCGTCTACCAACGACTCCCACGCGACCGCGGCCACACCGCGAATCAGCGACTCAACCCGCTGCTCGAGCGTGGCGTTGAGTTTGTCCATCTGGGCGTTGAAGGCGTCAAACTGGCTCATGGCGTGCCCTTGCCGTGCAGCACATAGTAGGCCCGGTCATCCCGCACCGACTGGTTGTCCACCTGCGTGATCTCGTAGACATCCGTCCCGATGAGGAACCGGTCGGCCGTGGTCGGCGCCGTGGTGACGGCCAGCGCCGGCAGCAGCACGGCGCGGTCGGCCACCATGACCAACCCCAAGGCGTCCAGGTCGTTCTCGGTGAGGATGAACCCTTCCACGTCCAGGTCCACGGTCGTGTCGGACGCGCCGCCCGTGCTGGTCGAGTAGGTGCCGGCCGTGACCGTCCGCAGCGTGATGGTCGTGCCCAGCGGGCGGGCCACTGCCTTGACGACCTTGCGGATGGCGGTATCCAGCGCGGTACTCACGCGCGCGCGATCGGGGCTGACAGGCCCCCGAGACGGATGCCGGCCAGCAGCCGGGCGACGATGGCCGGCAGCGCGTTCGCCTTGCGGTCCTCCCGCGGCGTCACGTCGATCGGCCCGACCTTGACGTTCTTGAACCCCTCCAGCCCGGTGTCCCCGAGGTAGGAGGTGTCCTTCAGGATGGCCAGCGCCAACTCGCACGTCGCGTCGCGGATGCGTTTCGGGATGGCGGTGACGACCTCATCGCTCCACCCGGCGATGGTCGGCACGCCGTAGCGCGGCCACTGGAGGGCCTGCGTCTGGGTGGACGTGCTGCCGATGTACGATTCGGCATCCAGCCGCGTCGTCGCCATGACGAGCGACTTCTGGACGCTGACGCTGGTGGCCGCGGTGTACTCCGCGACATCCAGCCGGCCGCCGAAGTAGGTCGAGGCTTCCGCCTCGGTGACGTAGGAGTTTGCGGAGGCCCCCGCAACAGTCGTGTCGAATGCGAACGGCATGCGGTGCCCCCAGCGAAAGACGGACTACGGTCCAGCCCCACGGAACGCGCCCAGCCCTGCCCTGCCGGATGGGGGCCGAAGCCCCCATTCCGTTCCCCGCAGCCCTACTCAGCCGAGCAGCCGCACCACATGGGCGCCGCGCAGCATCTTCCAGCCCCAGAGGCAGCTCACCCGCGCCGTCTCCTGGTAGTGTTCCCGCGTGACCATCAGCCGGAGCGAGATGCCCGTCTGGGGGTCGGTGATCTGGATGCTGTCGTCCTTGCCGAACGCCCCGGCCAGCGGGCGCGAGGCGAACGCGATGCAGTCGCGGTGAAACGCCATGTTCGGCGTGTAGGACGCGATGACCGTCAGCGCGCCGGCCGTGGCGATGGCCGACAGCGCGGCGGGGTTGAAGCTGATCGAGCTGGTCACACCCGCCGACACCGTGGTGGTGGCGATGACCGCGTAGATCTGCGCGCCGCCCGCGATGGTGAACAGGTAGCCCGCCTGCACCGCGCCGGCGCAGGTGGCGTTGATGATCGCCAGGCTGGTGACGCCCACGGCGGCCGAGCCGTCCGAGCTGAACCCGGTGGCCCACGAGGTCGTGGTCGCGGTGTTCGTGGTGATGAGCTGGTCCATGTACCAGTCGAACCCGAGGATGCGGCCGATCCGGCCCTCCACGATGCCCATCTGGTCGCCCTTGGTGTCCGCGGCCAGGATGTTGGCCACCGTCAGGGCGCCGGCTTCCGCCAGCGGGTCGATGATGAGCCGGCGATCGGTGACCGGGGCGAGCTGCTGGGACAGCACCCGCTTGGCCGTCGCGGCCAGCGTGACGCTGGTGGCGCTGAACGGCGTGGTGCCCGCCGTGCCGAGGTTGTGGCTGATGGTGGTGGTGCCGCCGACCGCGGCGAACGAATACATCTCGCGCAGGCCATCGGTCACGATCGCGTTGGCGATCGCCTTGATGTTTTCGCCCATCTGCCGCGACAGCACGCCCTCGCGGATCTGGTTCGCTTCCTGGTCATCGACATGGAACGTGGCTTCCTGCCACTTGTTCAGCGTCAGCGTG